GGGCATACGGGCGGCAGGTGTTGTGGACCCGATGGTGCCCAGCTGGATGATACGTCCCCAGCCGATCTTTTTCATGGGTTCCATGAAGTGGCGAACCATGCGCACAGCAGAAAGCACATTCACGTCATAGGCTTCGTGCCACGCCTCACTATCGGCAGACGCCCAACTGGCGCGGTCTGCGGTGCCATAATTATTGATGAGAATGTCGAGGGAGGCCAGCGCGTCAACTTCTGACGCGAGCTGTGCCGCGCCGTCATCACTGCGGATATCTCCGGTCACCGCTTCGGCCTTGCCGCCCGCTGCGCTGATTTCTTCGGCAATAGGTTCCGCTGTGCCTGCCTCAAGACCATGCACCAGCACATGGGCGCCTTCGTCTGCGAAGAGTTTGGCGATTGCTTGCCCTGTGCCCCGGTAAGAGCCGGTAACAAGCACACGTTTGCCGGTGAGATGAAGATCCATGACGCTTCCCCGTTTTTGTTTGGAAATGTCATAGCAGGAAAGTTCAGAGGGGGGAATTTGGAGCCGGGGGCCCGCTAATGCTCAAGCGAGGCAAAGACCGGCGTGCGCTCGTCCATATGCGCGGCGTATTGCACGCCAACGCGGACACCTGCCAGGAAGACCATCATGGTGACGGTCATCAACAGGAGCACCAGAGACATGCGCCGCATTGAAGCGCGCCGTCTCTCTCTTAAAAAAATCATCCGCTGCGCCATCGCACCGATCCTTATTCGCACAGGGTGTGCAGAACTGTCAGAATACGGATGAAAGCCTAATCAAATGCAAAATTCTTCCTTTCAACTTACAAATAAATTGTCAGGATTTTTCCTAGTCTTTGGATATAGGTGCATAGAAGAGATAAGGGCCGACAATGGCGCGAATATCCATCTTGTCGGCCCATTTGGGCGTTTCGTCATGACAATGAAAGCGGCAGGCGCCGTCGATTGGGTCCGGGACGCCCCCGGCGAGCACCTGCATAAAGACGGCCAAAGCCCTCGCGGTTTCCTGTTCCAGCGGATCGGACAGGAGCGCAGAGGCCCAACTCCCCGCCGCCTGCGCAGCGGGGCCCATATCTGCCCCCTCGCTCAGGCCCCTGCGGTTCAATAAAGCCCAGCTGAGCGCCGCCAGCACATCCTCGCTCAAGCCCCGCCCAAAATGAGCCACGGCGGCTCCCAGAACGAGCAAATCCCGACCGCAGATCACTGAACCCACAGAAGGCTGGTCAAAATTTCTCATGGGACTCAAGGCGCTAGATGGGTTTGGCATCATAGTCTGCACGGGCAAGGAGCGGGTCATGGTTCGATCATAGCTGATATAGGTTTATTTTCCTATATTTGTTTTGAGAATTTCAAATGCCGTCACGCAGAGGGCACGTTCAGGATCAGATAGTGCAGGGCGAGGCGAAGAGCGCCGCCGGTGAAATCGCCGCCGGTCCCGGTCACGCGAACAGGTGTCGCGCCATAATAGGCAGTCGGCGTTCCGCTCACACCATTCACGGTGCTGCCAGCGGAGATGCCAATGGAGTTGCCATATCGGCCGGGATCAGCGCTGACGCCGAGAGTCCAGGATGCAGGACCCGTTATGTCCGTTAGCACCCTCCCGGTCACACCAAAAACGATGGCGCGATCTGGAATGGTGAGCGCCGTATCATTGGACGCGCCCGCCAGAATAGTGTGGTCGATCTCTGTGGTCTCAATACGGGTGGCGGCCAAGTTTGGCGTGAGAGCCGCGACTGTCCCCGCGGGTCCGGCGATCCAGACAAAGCCATCATGGATCAACAGGGTTCGGGTGGCTTTGTCCCATGCCTGCCAACCCAATTTGGGGGTCAAAAACGCCCAGGCACCATCAATCCAGGCGGCAACCTTGCCGTCTTCACCGACCCAGGTGCCAGAAGCCCCGTCCCCGACAATCCATCGCCCTCCTTCATTGGGAGATCCTGGCGGCACCGTTTCTGTGGCACTTTCCACGGCCAAATGAACCAGCACGTCCAACCTGGTGAGCCCCTCATTCACCGTCACATGTTTTTGCGCTTGCGCTGCCTCGACGAAGGGCAAGGCCAGATGTGTGCTGTCAGACATGAAGGGTGACCTCTCTGCTGCTGCCACGCCCAAAGGCCTGGCTTAGTTGACTGATGCGAAGATCGAGGGTTGAAAAGGTGTTGCTGCCAAAATCAGTGACCTGATCGGCGCTGGAGTAAATGGTCGAAATGGTTGAAGCTGCGAGCGTGCGTTTCACACTGCCCTCTTCCAGAATGTCGATCTCGTAGGCTTCGATTTCTTCCCCCAAAGGCACATCGAGCCCGACCCAGCTGTCACCCTCCACGCGGGTCCGTCGTATCCAGGAAAGCGCTATGTCGCCCGCCTCGTTTCGTGTTCCCTTTACATGAACGGGCGAGAACGGACGCAGGCCAACACCATTGAAGGCCCGCAGCTCGGTCTTATAGGTCTCATGGTCAATGCCATATCGGCCCGGACCATAGCGCCACTGAATAGCGAGGCCACGCTCCGCAGATGACAATCCAATCTGTTGCACCGCTTCATTTAAGAGCACGAAGCGCGCGCCTGCGCCAAGCGTTTCTGCCATCGCCTTTTCGGTGCCGCCCTGGCCGCGCAGCAGGCCGCTGAGCACGTAAGTGTTCACGTCAACAAGGTCTGCCTCCGTGAATTGGACCACCTCCCAGATGCCCGGCGCCGTTTCCAGAGCAGCAAGGTTCGCTCCATTAAGCACTGCCAGTTCGGAGACACTTTGCAATTCGCCACTCGTCAGGCGTACCTGAACAGCGTTCGCCCTGTCCCACCGGCTCAGTGGACCAGCCGGAAGATCCGTCAAGGTACGGCCCATGGTTGCTGGCACCTCCACCACGCGGTCAAGCACGAAGCCCGATCCGGTTGTGCTTCGATGGAGCGCGACGCTGCCCGGCCAAGGCACAGCAGTCGCAGCAATGAAAGGCGCGTGTGCCACTTGCTCGCTGTTCAGCATAGGTACGTCGAGAAACGCCACATCAGGCGCGCCAAAACTCAGAACTTTGTCGGGAGATCGTGTGCGGTCGGGCGCAGCCAGAAGACCAAATACGCGTGCATCGGTCTTCACTGCCTCTGCCGCAATCGCTCCCTCGTCAGAGAGGCTGGTGAGGTGATAGTCCACCTCTCGGTCTTTCAGTTCGAGGGTCACAACGTCACCCGGATCAATCGCCAGCCGACTTGGCGGCAAGGCAAGTGAGGCACGTTCCCGTTTCACCCAGGTATTTTGCAACCAAATCTCGGCAATACGCTGAGCATCCGATTGAGACACGACCATGGGCAAGGCAGCCGTCGATACCCGCTGAGACGAAACAGTTGCGCGGCGGGCTTCCACCGCGGCCTGTCGATAGTCAGCCTGCGCATCCAGAAAAGTGAGCTTTGCCGCGACAGGCAATTCGGTTTCCTGACCGCGGGTAAGCGTGAAGCCAGCCCGCGCCGACCCCTCCTCTACCGCCAAGTCTTGAGGTTTCAAGGAGAGAGCAGAGGTTTTCCCCATATGTTGGAATCGAATGACCCCTTCACTTTCCACCGCATCGAAAAAATGGGTGAGCATAAGGGGCTCAATGGCCTGGCGGGGGGACAGAATACGATCCAGCACGAAGCCTTCGACAGTGCCGGTGAGGCTTCCTGCAACAATAGGCGCATCGCCGCCTGCTTTCGCGAGTTCAGGAACAAGCAAGGCAAGGGGCACTGCACCCAGCCGCCCGGTGATCCAATGTCCGAGTTTCCAATTGTCTCCATCTGACCAAACAGAGGTGAGAGAGGGAAAGGAGGGATAAGGCCGCGCGTCCCATGTCCAGATGTAGAGATGATCAGTGTCGACCATGGGTCCGCCATAGACGGGCGATACGGGATTAGCGGTCGCGTTCTGCCAATGGCTCAGATGCGCCTCCAGGAAACGGCGCTGCCCATAATCGTCGCGCATTCCGTTTGAATGGTAGGGCAGATTGCTTTCAGAAGACTTGGGATCGACAAAGACATTAGGTCGGTTAGCGCCTTTGTCGACGGCGGGACATCCCAGCTCTGTGAAACGTATGGGCTTACCCATGGGCACCCAGTTGGTGGCCGCACCACTCTCCACCCCACCTGGACGATTGATATGCGCGTTGCTCCACCAGTTTTTGAGATCCTTATAGCGAAAGACCCAGGGCTTCCCGTAGGCGCCATCTGTGATCGGCGTGCGGATTTGGTTGTCGCGATCTGAAGCGCTGGCATAGTACCAGTCATACCCCTCTCCGCCGTTCACATTGCCCTTCAGATAGTCGAGGTCATAGATGCTTGAGGCCCCCGCGTCGGCATCCAGATGCGCGATGCCGTCCCGCCAATCGGCAAGCGGCATGTAATTATCGATACCGACAAAGTCGATATTGCTATCAGACCAAAGTGGGTCAAGATGAAAGAAAACATCACCGCTTCCGTCGGCTGGATGATGGCCAAGATATTCAGACCAATCGGCGGCGTAGGAAATCTTGGTTGAAGGCCCGAGCAATGCACGCACTTCAGCCGCAAGGGCAATCAGCTCTGCAACCGCCGGGTAGGATGTGGCGCCGTCACGGAGCTGCGTGAGACCGCGCATTTCTGATCCGATCAGAAAGGACTCAACACCGCCCGCCCAGGCGCACAAAGCCGCATTGTGCAGGATCATCCGCCGATATGACCATTCATCTGGACCTGTATAGATGACGCCAGGAACGGCGACGGAAAAATCGCTCGCTGAGGCGGTCCCGAAAAAGGCGGCGACATCTGTTGCCACAGCTGCCGTCTTATCCGCAGAGCCCACAAAGCCCGGTGCCGGGTCAATCGAGATGCGCCCTCGCCAAGGATAGACCGCCTGCTCCTCCCCGCCATAAGGATCAGGCAAGCCATTGCCAGAGGACACATCCATCAGAATAAAGGGATAGAAGCAGACCGAGAGGCCCCGGCTTTTCAGATCTTCAATGGCGCGCTTAACAGAGGCATCAGAGGGCGTGCCCCCGAAGGCTGGGCGTCCTTCGACCTGGCTCACGGGACGGGCGGCCTCGCGCCCTAATGCCGCAACTCGCCAGTTTTCGGGGATGGTCACTTTGTCCTGGCGGTCGACCTTTGGACGCAAGGAACAAAACCCGCAGCGCAGATCGTCGCCATACCAACTCACCACCAAGGCGGCAGCGTTCAGATTGGGGCATGTCGCCTTCAGGTCATCAAGCGATACCTGCCAGTCGGTTCCGCCGATGCGGTTGTTCATATTTTCTGAATCGCTCACACCATCTGCGAAGACCCGCCGGAAGGCTATTGTGTCATAGCCGAACTCTGTAGCACCGGGAATGATGGTGACGGCTTTGATGTCTTGCTCAATATCACTCAACGCGCGAAACACTTCGATAGAAAGCTGTGGCAAGCGGTTGCCGAAATCAGCGAGCTGCAAGTCGTCAAACACGATATAGGCGAGACCTCGATAGGCCGACACATTGCCCGCACCCTCGACAGCTTCCATGGTGCTGTCAGGCATCTGCGTTTCCGTGCCCAGATAGGTGCGGTAGGAAATCCCGGACAGGTCCAGCAGGTTTCCATCCGCCCAGATGCCGCCAATGCGGGTGATGGGTCCTTCGCAAAGGGCGACGGCGCAGGAGATAGAATAGGAATAGCTGGTCGTTTCTACAGAACGGCCCCCACCCCCACTTCCCTTGCCGCCGCCGCTTGAGCTTGTGGTGGCTGTTTCCTTGAACTTTGTCGACCAGATCACCTGGCCGGACAGGCGTACGCGCCCGTAGACTCGGGGGATTGCCGCCCCTTCGGTGGACGTCTGTACGTCAAGGTCTGACAGCTGCGGTCCGTCCCTGGTGACCGAGGTGCCAAACAGCTGATCATCAATCAGAGATCCGGCGATGGATCCGACTGCATTGCCAATAGCGGCACCGGAAATATTTGCGCCGAGGAAATTCACGCCCGCAGGCAGGGCCGCAGACCCGACGGCGGACCCTGCCGCGCTTAAAAGGACGGAAGCCACTAGTTGCGTTCTCCTGGAAATCGAAAGGCGAAGGCGAGATGGCGCGGCCACCAGGCGCCCATATGTACTTCCGCGACGGCGCGGCCGGAACAGGCATGGATCATGCGACCCTCAAAACTCCTGATCGCGGCATGCTTCGCCGCTGCGCCAGGTGTCATGCGAAACAGAAGCACGTCGCCCGGTTTTGTGTCTGCTTTGTCAAGCTCAACAAGATGCCGACGGGCGGCCTCAGCCATTGTCTCAAGCCGCTCACCGTCCAGACCCGGGGCCTCTGCCCAATCGGGACTGTAAGGCGGTGGCGTTTCCGGCTCCTGAGCATATAGGTCCCGGTAGACACCGCGGACAAGACCCAGACAGTCGGCTCCTACCCCGCATCTGCTTGCCTGATGGCGATAAGGCGTGCCGATCCAGCGGCGGGCACAGTCGACAATCTGGTCGGAGCTTACTTCACCCGTCATACCTGACTGCCCCCGTCATTACTGCTGCCGCGCAGCGGATAAGAGAGTGCGAAGTCATTTCCGGGGATGTGCGGGAAGCCGCGAAACCTGGCAGCGTTGGCGAATTTCACGCGACAGGTTTCAAACTGTTTGTCGCAGCCAGCGGCCACGCTCAGGGTTCCACCTTCTTCAATTGCTTGCGCGGGTGGGTGCCAGACCTCCAGTACGACGGCTCCAGCGCGTTTGGCGTGGCGCTTCACTTCCAAGACTTCATCCTGATTGACGCCGGAGGTGAAGGTCAGCAACCCTCTCGTGAACCAGGCGTCTGCATAAGCATCCAGGCCTGCGACAGTGATCTCTCGATTGTCCGACACGCCGATGATCGAGCCGGATCCCGTGAACATGCTGTCGCTCAGCGATACGCCGCAGCGGGCATCGCCCAGATCCGCATCACAAGCATATTGATAAAGACGTCCCGTCGGCTGGTTCAACCGATGGGAGAGACCGCGCACCTCAGCTGTGAAGCCGGCGGGTCCTCGGCTGATTTCACCAAGATTGCCTTTTCGCATCAAAACCCGCTGATCGATTGCCTGCCAATTCACCCGCCAGATTTCGATCTCCGCATCATCATAGAGGCCAGCGGCGAGATCCCCATCTTCCAGATGATCAGAGGAGAGAGCGCCCAAAACATCCAGATTGTCCACGGCCAATCCGCTGGATGACGAGATAGCGCTTGCTGTAAAGCCAGCAGCTGCCTCAAACAGCGTCCCGTCGAAACTTAAAGTCCGATCATGGTCTGTGAAGCCCATTGTGGTGCCATCGCGGCGCTTGAGCTTCCAACATTGACACAGGGTGGTTGTGCCGCTCTCCAGGTGTGCCTGGAAATCGGGTGAAAGTGATTTCATGTTTTGGGTTCCGTCGGCCGCAGCTCGTCATACTCTGCCGTCATCCCAGACGCATTGGCGATCCGGGGTGACGGTTTCTGATTGTTCAACCCCTGTCCAAAATTCAGGCGCTAAACACGAATTTCAACCAGCGGGATGGAGGGGATGTCGCCTGCGTCAAAGCCGGTGAGAGAAATGTCTAGAAAATCTGTGTCGAACCGCACGGGCACATCAAATTCGAACCCGGCCGTCACACTGAGACCTGGCCCCGGCTCACGTCCGGCCAAAAAGGTGATGAGCCCTGTGGTCACGTCGATTACAAAATCGGATGCTAGTGTTTGCTCCACGCCATTGACGGCGACCCTCACGGTGCCGTCCACAGGCTTTGTGATGTTTCGCGAATAGGTTGCGTTACCGGAGGTGTAGTTTTTGGTCAGATTGAAGAGCGCGTTTACGCCGTCGCCGGTCCCAAGGAATTCGTCGGTGGGTGTTACGGGCACACCATAAGCACCTGAAGCGCGGTCGACGCGGTCCTTCCAGCGAAACCCGTGTAACCGTCCATGGCGGGCTTCAAAAAAACCGACCACTTTATGGAGATCTTCGAGTGACCGGATGCCATAGCCTGCATCATAGCGTCTACGGCTGTCTGCCCAGAGCGAGTTACGCTCTTCATATCCAGATCCAAGCGTCACAATTTCGGTACGCCGCTCCGGGCCGCCAGAAGAGCCAAAACTGACCTCCAGCGGAAAGCGAACTTCATGAAACATCATTACCGCGCCCCTTCTTAAAGATTTCTGGTGCCGCGACTGACCGAGCGCTGAAGCATGGCGGCGATCTGGCTTTCGCTGCGCTTGAAACTCGCCGCGTCTGTCGCGGTGACATTGAATGTGATGTTGAAGGCTTGTGCGTTTCTTTGTGACGCCACCCCGAGCTTTCCATCAGGCCCGCGGGCAAGTGGCAGGATCGCTTCGGCTCCCGCTTCACCGGCGAGCCCTACCCCGCCCTGCATGGGGAAAAGGGTTGGGTTTGACAGGACCCCACCCTTGGCAAAGGCTTGGATGCGACCGTGGGCAAATACATTCCCATTGGCATTGGGTGTCAGGACCGATCCAAACAAGTCACCCAAAACGGAACCAGTGCTTCCACTCTGCCCCCCGCCAACGCCGGTTCCGAAAATGTCCTGCGCGGCGAGTTTCGCGAGATCGACAGCAAGGGATTTCAAGACGTCTTGTAAGGACCGTCCGCCGACCACCAGATCGTCGAAAGCAGAGCCGAGAGCGCGTTGCAAATCCTGACCCATCTTGGACGCACGGTCCCCTTCTCGGGTGATATTGGCAAAGGCGCTCTTGGCTTCTTTCCCCAGCCGTCCGCTGGCGCTCGTTGCCGCGTCAAACTCTGCGCGCAGCCCCCGCAAGTCTGACGACAGTCCTCCCACATCGACACTCTCAAATTCCATTTGGCTTTTTCCTGTCTATTCGTCGGGGAAGCGGGCCATTAGCTTGTTAAGGCCACTTACTGGCATTGGTGGAGCCTCATCACTGGGGACAAATGCCAGAGCGGCGTCCTCCAGCTCACACAGGCTTGCCGACCAGAAGTCTTTCGGCGTCCATCGCAGCACGCTGCAGGCAAAGCTCAAGAGGGCATTCCAGGGAAAGGGGGCAAATGTTTTTCACCCTCCTCTGATCTATTGAGGTCTGCCTCTGTTTTTTCGATGACGCCCGCATCTGTGCCTCCAAAGGTCACCCGCAGCAGGTCTGCCAAGGTACGGATGAGCCCGGCCATGCCGCCCTCGAAGCTCAGATTTTCGAGATCAAGCGCAGCACTCTCGTGACCACCGCCTTTCAGGCCTGCTTCCAACAGGTTCAGGGCATCTCTGCTCGTCAGGTGGCCTTGGGAGAAGCGGTCGGCGAGGGTCAGAATGTCCTCGCCTCCATAGGCTGCTTCCAGGTGGGCGAGCGCGCCGAGGGTGAGGCAGAGCGTATAGCTCTTGCCATCTGCCTTGAGCTCCACTTCGCCGCGATGTCGGTTCACCATGTCATGCACCCGTAAAGAGAAGTTGCCCAGCAGACTCAAGGGCAATTTCAAAGCGGAGCTCATCTTCATGAGACCCAGAATATTCAAGCGAGGTGATTTGAAAGGCCCCCTCGACCGTCCCGAAATCTGGAATGATGACTTGCCAGTCGCGAATGGTGCCGTCGAAGAAATAGCCTCTGACAAGAGCGTCGGAGGCTTCATCCTTGAAGATGCCGCCGCCGCTGAGGCTGGCTGTTTTGACGCCAGCGCCGGCCAGCAACTCCCGCCAGGCGCCTGCTGACTCCGCGTGGGTCACATTGACGGTTCTGGTGTTGAAGGAAATTGCCCTGGCCCGAAGTCCGGCCAGGGTTGTGAAGGTCCCCAGACCATCGCTGTCAATTTTGAGCAGCAGGTCTTTGCCACGTTGAGCGGTCATGCTCCCGTCTCCTTTGTTGGTCTGCGTAAAGATTTCAGGTTGTGGGTTCTGTGTAGGCACGAAAGACAAGGCGACCGCGAAGGGCCTCTGGCTTAGCTGCATAAGAAACGCTCGCGCGCTCCAGCTGTAGATTCACAAGCACATGGCCGGTCATGGGCAGGCTTGCATCCTGCAGCGCCTCATTGATGGCGCTCATAATCTCTTTTGTTTCCCGTCGTCCACGGGCCCGCGACCAGACAGAAAGGGCGAGACGATGAATGGCAGCGCCCTCGCTTTCTGCACCGTCAGGCTCCACCTCTGTGTCGCCAAGCGTCACGAAGGGAAAGGCCGCATCCTGGGGCGGGCGGTCGAACACGCGACCGCCTACCAGGGAAGAAAGGGTGGCGTCGCCGACGAGGCCCCCATGAACGGCTTTTTGGAGCTCCCAGCTGGCAGCCAATGTCATGAAGGACCTCCTTCCTCGCACGCGCATTTGAGCCAGCGGCGGCGGCCCTCCACATCCAGAACAGCGCGAATATTGAAATGTCGTGTTCCCAGCCGGAAGCGCATGTCGGTGGTGACACCGGCGCGATGCCGAATGGTGATCTCGGTGGTGGCGCGCGCACCCATACGATCTGCCGCTTCGCGTTCCCGGCCGCTCTTCTGATGCATGGCGGCCCAAATAATTGCTAGTTCGGTCCAGCTTTCTGTAGCGCCGCCGCCACCATCAGCGAGAGCAGCCCGCTCTTCCAGGACGAGGCGATGTCGAAGGTCCGCAATCATAAGCGGAGCTTTCTGTATGGCGCGAGCAGCCTGCGCACCGGCGGTGTCAACTGATCGCCAGTGCCCAGCGCCATCTCCCGGTTTTCATACCAGTGCGCCACGGTCATAAGGATCGCGTGCCGGATGTCCTGCGGCACATCACTGCCGCTCGGGCCAAAACCGCTCGCAAAGCGCACCACAATGCCCGCCGCAAGGGATTTGGGCCGGGGCCAGGTCGCCCCGTCTGTGCGGACCAACCGTGCGTTGAGGCCCGGTGCCAGATTGTAGGTGTCAGGGCTCAGCGCATTTCCATCAACAGTGACACTGGTGATGGACGTGACCGGTCCCATGTTGAAATCCACAACGGGCCCCGGCCAGGTGTCGAGTACCAGATCCCAGCTCTGGTCCAGCAGCGCCAGACCCGCGTAGGCTTCAATGCTTAATCGGGCGGCCGAGATATAGCCTTCGATCAGTACATCTTCGTCGATGCCATCGACGCGGAGATGCAGTTTTGCGTCGGCCAGATCAACGGGCTCGCTGACCGGACCGGTCACCAATGTGTGGGGCATAGGTTTCTCTTTGCTTCATCCACAATGGTTCGAGACGGGCTCCTCGCATCGAGGAGCCCCCTCACCATGAGGCTTCTGTTTCAAACCTCACCCTGAGGAGCGGTCGCAGACCGCGTCTCGAAGGGCGTGGTTTGTTAGGACACAGGCTTCACCGAGCCATGACCCAACAAGGCCAAAGCGGCGACCGGTGTGCCATTGCTATGGGTTCCGGTGAGTTCCACCTGCACCCGGCAGTAACGGGCATCGCCCACATAGCCGATGGCAAAGGCCTGCCCGTCTTCTGACGAATCATCGACCAGAGCAAAAATGCCGCTGCCATCGACCGCCGCCCCCAGCACGTCGCTGTCGTTCACAATTGCGGTCCAATTGGTGCCATCTTCGCTTTCTTCCAGCCTAAGGGCCAGCGAGACGGAAGGAGACAGAACATCACCGCTCATGCCGAGCGACACGATATGCTCCACACTCTCATAGCCCTGCCGGTCAATGGGCGCGCCCACGCGGGTCGCCGTGGTCACTGCCGGGTCAAGGCTTTGAACAATGCCGAGATTTGAATGTAGATCACGCATGTGCAGCCCTCCTTATGCTGTGCCGAATTTCAGAAGCTTGATCGCTTCGAAATTCTGAATGCCGCCGCCCACACGCTTTGTTGTGTAGAAGAGGACATAGGGTTTTGCCGTGTAGGGATCGCGCAGAACACGAATGCCCAAACGGTCCACAATGAGATAGCCGCGGCGGAAGTCGCCATAGGCAAGCGCGAAGCTGTCGGCGTCCACATCCGGCATGTCTTCAGCCTCGGCAATTGGCACATTCATCAGCCGCGGTGCTTGACCAGCCCTCAGGCTTGGCTGCCAGAGATAGTTGCCGTCTGCGTCTTTGAACTTCCGGATCTGCGCCTGAGTCTGCCGGTTCATGACAAAATGCGCGTTGGCCCGGTAGCCGGACTTCACCGAATAGACCAGATCGAGCAAAACATCAGACGGGCTGGTTGCCGGGAAGGCACCAGAGGCGCCGGTGGCGACATAGCCCACCTTGCCCCAGGCCCAGCTGTCATTGTCGACGGTGTCGTAGGAGAGGAAGCCGCGAGGTTTTCTCACAGCATCGCCTGATAGAAAGGCCGCTCCTTCCTGCTCGGCGAAGGCGGTCTGCACTTCTTCTGCAATCCACTGATCAATGTTGACCGCGCTGTCATCCAGAAGCGTCGATGTGGCTGCCGGCATGGCATAGAGCTCCATCACCGGGAATTCGAGTTCCGAGATTTTTGGTGTCCCGGTTTCCGCGCGCGGCTCTGTTTCGCCAACCCAACCGGTCGCCGCCCCGCTTGTCGCAAAGGGCTTCTTGTAGGATGCCGCACCGATCTGGCGAACACCTGCGATGGCGCGAATGGGGGATGCTTCGGAAACGATCCGGTCGATCATTTGTTCCGTTTCGCTTGGCACCAGATAGCCGCCATCCGGATCAGATTGAACAGATAGCGCCTTTTCTTCCAGACTGCGCAAGGGGCCCGTGCCACCCTGACGCACGTAGGTTTCAAAGGCGGCTTTGTGTTCCCGCGCCACTGGATTGAGCGAAGCCGCAGAGCCGATTTCAGGCCGGGTGAGTGACAGAGCCAGACCCTCAACCGTCTTTTGCTGAAGATCCAGGGCAGCGTTCAGACGGTCCACTTTTTCCGTGGTCACAACGTCGGCTGATAGCTTTCGCTCCACCTGGGACAGGCGATCATCATTGGCCAACTTGAACGCATCAAAGCGCGTCATGAATTCATCCATGGCGTCGCGCACTTCATGCATGGCAGGCGAACTCAAGTCCGCACTTTTCTTTTCCGGCGCGGCGGTTGGCGCAGGACTGCCCAGCGTGTGGCCAATGCGGCCCACACGGGTCTCTCTTGTGAGAGGCATATCTTTCTCCTTAGATGGATTTAGTGAATGAAATGGGCGCCAGCTGCGCGGAAGGTCCGCGCCAAGGCTCCCAAGTCTGTTGAAGTGAAGCCAGCATCCCGCCGCGCCCTCACCGCTTTGTAGCCACCCGCGATCAAGGCGCGGGCGTCAGATCTGCTGAGTCCCGCATCCCGCGAAAGCCAGCGTTCTAGTTCTCGTTCTGTGGGCAGCCGTGCGGATTTCACCGCACTCACACGCGCGCCCGGCTGCATGGGAAAGGTCACGACTGAAATTTCCCACAGGTCCAGTTCCATCAGGTGGCGCAGACCGGTTTTGGCATCACGGACCGCTTTCACCGTGTGGAAGCCGATGGAGAGGCCATCCAACGCGCCTGCTTTCATGAGGGCGTGGACGTCTCTTGCCCGCGCCACATCCAATGTGAGGCGGCCACGCACATAGAGACCACGGCTGTCTTCACGAATCTCGTCCCACGACCCGATGGGGTCTGCCGGGTCATGCTGAAAAAGCATCCGGACCTGATCTGCGCCGCGCTTGGCAAGGCTTGCGCGAAACGCGCCGCGCTGGACCAGGTCGTGGCCCAGATCTTCAGCCCCGAAAAGGCTCGCATAGCCTTCAAACGCCCCGGCTTCGTCGACCTCTGCCACCTGAAAGGCCGCCCGTTTGGTTTCACAGGTTGCACTTGCTGGTTTTCCCTGTTGCGTTTGTTTGTTCATGTTTCTCCCGGCATAAAAAAGCGCCCCGCGTGGGACGCTTGAGGAATTGTGTTTCTTTCAGATCGCTTTGTAGAAGCAATAATGAAGCGTCGCGACATATGCATCCCTCAACCCGTTGTGATTTTTACGGTGACCCCTCACCCGCTCACCGCTATCTCGGCTCGCTTCCCTCTCCCCTTTCAAGGGGAGAGGGATGTCCGAGTGTGAAC